GGCTCACCAGCGATTGTCTCAACGATCTAGCCCGCCAGTATGGATTCTCATGGCACCTGCTTGACGGTGTCTTTGAAGCTGCCATGGACACTGATAGTCAAGCATTTATGGGTTCTGTGATCCAAGTCAATTCCCAGAACGGCTTCTTGACGCGGGCTGAGCCCATGCTGGCCACGCCTTGGCAACAGCAGGTTGGCATTTCGATTTCTACATTTCTTCACCCACTCATCAACCCTCACCGGGTCGTGGAGGTAGAAAGTCAAGTCAACCCGCGGTTGAATGGTAGTTACATGGCCCAGACCGTCACCCACAATGGCGACACGTTTGGCAACCAGTGGGAAACACGGGTGGAATCATTCCTGATAGGTGTTTCGGCCGCCACAACAGGCTCCGCAACTGGGATTGACGCTGCGGGGCTCGCCTTCATCGCCGCCCACGAGGGACCGGAGATGTTGCACTGGGGACTTGTTGACGGCATCCCGCATATCGGCGTTGGTCATAAGCTGGAAGGGCGCGAATGGGACACTAAAAGGATAACGATTAATGGCGTGAGTGTTGATTACAGCAGCGAGATAACTCACCAGCAAAGTCAAGATCTGTTCAAGCAGGATGTTGGACTTGCAGAAAAAGCCTTTGCGCCTTGCGTGAAAGTTCCTTTGACGCAAGGCCAATACAACACCTTGGCGGATCTCACTTATAACGGCGGTCCAAGCATACGGACTTCCCAATTGATGAAGACAGTCAATAGTGGGGATTACGCCAAATCAGGGCAAGATATTCTCAACTACAAGATCACTTCACAAGGCACAGGGCAAGTATCCCCAGTGCTCGTGCAGCGGCGCAAAGATGCTCTAGCGCAACTATGGAACAGATGACATGGATACCCGACTCGCACCAGAAAAAGCGCAACACGAAGAACTGTTCGACCGCCTGTCGTCGCGGCTCAACACCTGTATGCCGGGGATCGTCAAGGACTTCGACCCAGCAACCCAGACTTGCACCGTGACCCCAGCAATCCAAATGCGAACCTACCAGGACGGCATTTCCGGGCTGGAGCAACTGGGGGACATCCAGCACGTCCCACTATACTTCCCCTTCACCCCGGTGGCCGGCTTCGCACTTACCCTCCCAGTCAGACCCGGCGATAGTTGCTTGTTGATCTTCGCCCAACGGTGCATCGACGACTGGTGGGAGCTCGGCGGAGTCCAGCCCCCGGGTGCAGGTCTGGTGGGAGCTCGGCACCACAATCTGTCTGACGCTTTCGCGCTGTGCTGCGGGCCGTCGTTGCCTGACGTACTAGGGTCGTGGTTCGCTGATGGGATTGAGCTCCGCAACCGGGAACGCAATTCACGAGTAACGGTGGAAGATGCCCAGGTGACCACCCGAACAGGCGAAACATCAGAAGTCGTAAATGCCAATGGGACAATCGTTATCACGAGCCCCGATAGCACCACTGTTCTGGCAGGACCGACTACCGTGGTCATAAACGCCGACGGGACGGTGACGATTACCGCACCAACTGGGGTGACGGTCGATGCTCCGTTGTCAGCTTTCACTGGGAATGTTGCTGTGGCGGGGGGCATTACTTGCTCTGGGACTTATGGTGACAGCGGAGGTACTATCCAGACTCCAGGCAACGTGATCGACGGAGTCCGTAGCATGGCGGCCGACCGGGCTATCTATAATGGCCACACCCATTCCGATCCACAAGGTGGTGCGGTATCTGTCCCAGGAGCGTTGCAATGACAATGACCTTTAAAATACAAGCTGGCGACCTGGGCATTGTCAATGGAAAGTTGGTCAAGGTGGCCAGTGCCTTCGAAGTTGAGCAACGGATCATCATCACCCTGAATCACTTCTGGGGTGAGTACTTCTTAAATGTACCTGGCGGGGTGCCGTGGTTCGAGCTCATCCTCGGGGGGAAGGATGTAAAGCTGTACGAGGCTATCCTCCGGAAAATAATCCTGGCGGTGCCGGGGGTGACAAGCATCTTAAAGTTTTCCTCCAGTTTCCAGAATAGAAGATTCGCCCTGGCGTTGACGGTTGATGCGGTTTGGTCGACTGCTAGCGGAATCATAACGACATCTTACACGAGGTCCTGATGGCCGATTTTGGAATAACAGATCAAGGCTTCACGCTCAAGCGGCTCTCCGATATTCTGGCCGACATCTCAAGCGACTTGAATGGAGTAATTGACCCGGTAAGCGGAGAAGGCCTCATCTTCGACCTCGCGGACGAGAATGATCCACTTGTCAACATTGCCAACTCGGTTGGGGATCAACTTTCCGTATGCTGGGAGCAGCTCCAGTTGGCCTACAACCAATTTGACCCGCTGAAGGCGACTGGGGTTTCGCTCGCGGGGCTCGTCCAGCTGAACGGGATGCTCAAACGACTCGGGGAAGATGACACCACCCTTCGTGTTCGACAGCAGGCAGAGACAGCACTGACCAGTTACCGCCAGGTTGAGTCCATCTACTCGGCAATCATCGATGTTGTCGGGGTTCAGTTCGCCAGGATCTACCAGAATTCAACGCTCGTACCCTTCGACGACCGCGGCATCCCTGCCAAGTCCTTGTCGGCGGTCGTCTATGGGGGTGATGACACCGCTATCGGTCAAGTGATTTTTGACCGTGCTCCGATCGGTTTGGGTTATTTCGGAGACACAGAAGTCACGGCGACCGATAATCAAGGGTTCAACTACAAAGTGTTATTTCAGAGACCAGTCTTAGTTCCAATTTTCATCACAGTCAACGTGGTGGTGTTGGACGACCTACAATGGCCCACGAATGGTGTCGAACTGATTAAGGCTGCCCTAGTGGCTTCGGCCAGTTACGGGCTGGACCCACACATCGGCTTGCCCCCAGGCGTCGCAGTAGTGCCTTCCCGGCTGTATACCCCGGCCAACACTATTCCGGGTCACGAGATAACAACCCTTGTGGCGGCAAGAGGTGCTAACCCCCAGACGATTAATCCGGTGGTCATCGCTTGGAATGAGGTGGCCCAGATCTTAATTGAAAACATCACGGTGAATATTGCGTGACGATACCAACAACCTATAACCTTGATTATTCGGGGCTCTATCCCGACCTCCAGGACCGGGCGACCTCTCGGTTGCTGGTCCAGTTCCAACGGGCTACGTTGCTGAAAGCGGTGCTTCGGGCCTTGGTGAATGAGGTTGAACGGTTGTCAGTCGCGATTGCCGACGTCATCCGGTGCCGTACCCTCGTTGCTGCTACGGGGGTCAACCTGGATGCAATCGGGCGGATCGTCGGCCAGAAGCGGATTGGTTGGGGGGCGATCGACCTACCCCTCATTCAGGAAGACAACCAAAACATCATCACCGAGGATGGCGAAGACATTATTTTGGCCACCATGGACCGTTCGACCTGGAGCATCACCGACGACGAATACTTGACGATGATCTTGCTGCGGATAACGAGCAACTTCAACAAGTTCAGTTCAGTGCCGGAGTTGTCCGACAGCATTCTCCAAGCGACAGGTATCCAAGTGACCGTCGAACGGACTGGGCCGATGCAGGTAACTATGCTCGTGCCTCCGGACACCAGCACCTTGATGGTGACCTATCTTAAACAGAGCATCAACCTGCTGTCGGCAAACAACGTCTATCTGTTCCCGTACCCGGCCACGCTGGAAGTAGATGTCGCGTTCAATACCAATATCCTTACTGAAGATGGTTTCAATATTTTAACGGAAGACGGTTCTACGATAATAACCGAGGATATTCCAACCGGTGGGATAGGTATCCCCGGCAGCGCAACTTGGGACGACCTGAGCACTTGGGACGATACTAAAAAGTGGGAGAAACCATGAACATTTTTAAATCTTTAATCGTAGGGGTGGTGCTGTTCGTCTCAACTGGGGCATGGGCGCTCGACCCACTTCTTCCTGTCCCAACCACGAACCTCCAGTATGGCACCTCCAGCCCGGCACTAGCCCGTCCTGATCTACTGGAATTGACAACGCGGTTCAATCGCTGGAATGAAGTACCTGTATCCGCCTATGCGTCACTGACGGCAGCGGTGGCTTTGATAGGTTCAGCAGAAGTTACGGTGCTGGTGAATACCCCGACAAGCACCACGGCGAATACGACTGTGCCGACCACGATGGGGCTGAAATGTCAGAAGCCTGGATTGATTACTAACAACTACAATCTCACCATCAACGGGCCGTTCACCGCTGATGGCCATGTGTTCGTGGGGAGTGGCCTAGTCACCGGCCTGAAAGAATCCCGCCCTGAGTGGTTTGGGGCGGCAGGCGACGGGACAACCGATGATTCAGCAGCGCTCCTGGCGGCAAGTAAGGCGTCTAGGCATCTCATCCTGTCGGCACCGTATGGCTTTGTTGATCTTGATTTGACGGGCTATACGGGCGGTGCGGGATACAAAATCAGCGGGGAAAATAAAAGTGCAGGTTTCGTCTATCTTGGCGGTGCCGGTAGCTATCCGCTCCTCGACTTATCACACTCCGGCCATTTCCTACTCGAAAACTTCAAAATAACCGCTACGAACCCGGCGTATATTGGCATACTTTTGGCACGTAAAGCCGGGGAGTCCTCAGGGTCACACGTGCTCAGAAATATCACATTGACCGGTTCATACACAATGGCTGGCATCTACTCCATTTCATCCGAAACCAATGTGTATGACAACGTGTTAGTTGAAAATGCAGGTGCAGGCGCAGGCATAAAAATAATTGATTCCAAAACCGATGACAGCATTCAATCGAAATATGATGCTCTCGGGGCAGCAACGGGCGGCAACACTTACCACACATTTAACCACTGCCAATTTTACCACACAGCCGCCGCAGCAGGTAACGTGGCGATGCATATCAAGAATGCAAGAACCGTAAATATTTACAGCGGGTACGTAAAGGGTGGGGAAAGTGGCACACCAGCAACCGCCTCCATAATCCTTGATGGAGTGACGAATATTACCACGGACGGTATAATCCAGGAAGGGGAAACGGGGAGTACTTTCCTTCTCAGAAACGCCGTATCTAAAATGAGGATTACAAATTCGGTAACTAATTCGACACCAACGACAGGTGCTCTTGTTCGTGGTGATGCCGGGTCTACAGTTGATTACCTTGAGATTCTGGGGGGTGGTGTGGCACCTTATGTTTTCTCTGGCCCTGT